AAGTATGTAGCTTTTCGTCGTAACCCTTCTACATCTTGCTCTTGCTTTATCATCTCGAAGAGTTCCATATAGTCCAATAATGGCATCACATAAGCCTTCCGTAAAATTTAGTCGGGCCTTTATCGTTCTGATCGAATAGATACCAACAACAGTTATCCTTACCTGTATGCTTTGAACCTTCTATCCATTTAACTCTACCAACACTGACAACTCTGGAACAGTATGTCATAAGTTTAGCTGACTGTTTAGTGTGCATCCAGTCTGCATCAAACAACAACCAAGTAGGACATATGTCTATCCATGTCTCTATGAACTGATGTAAGAAGTTACGTTCCCACGGTGGATTAGTGATACAGAAGTCCATTACCTCATAGCCACCAAAGTCAATATCAAGAGCATCATGCTGAACAATGTCGGGATGTCTAGGTTCAATGTCGCAAGCATATATACAAGTCCCATGTCCGTCTGTAAGATCGTGTACATGTTGGATTAACCGACCATCTCCTGCACAAGGTTCAACAAAGTCAAAAGTCTCCTGCGGAAGATGGTCGATCAAAGGTGCAACGGCCTCTATTGGTGTCGGGTAGTAATCTCTTTCAACACGTTCGAAGTTAGACCGTTTGCCCATTACTTTCTCCACTTACTTACAAGTTCCATATAGTGTTCCAGACCAACCATAACAACCCAATCTTTTCTATCTCCACGGAAGAAAACAACAGGTTCATACTGACCGTCTTGCTTTGCTTGTTCAATCCAGTCGTATACGGTTGCTAGGCTCTTTCGTCGCTTTACTTCTATAGACAGGGGAAGAAGGTCTCGTGCCTTTGGAGACAGTTGTATATCTTCCCCTGACTGGCCCATAGCAGTAGAACGAACATCGTCAGGGTCAAGTTCAGGGAACGTCTTAAGGATAGTATCCCTGATCTCTTGTTGTCCTAGTCGTCCTTTTGCTTTACTGCTTCGGGCGGTTGCCATAGCTCGTCCTCTCTACGTCTAAGCCAAAGAAGTCTGGCATTTTCTATAACACGATCTACGTCACCATTGTAAGCATTTACGCACCTCTGCCACAAGTCCTGTTCAGTCTCTGCACCATCTAACATCTTCTCAGCTTTTACAGGGCCAACCTTATAAAGACCTATGATGTTATCTGCTGCGTCACCAGTTAAGATTTGCTTGTAGAAAAACGTAAGACCTGACCACTCGTCAACATCTGACCATTCTCCACGACCAAAGTTAAAGTGCTTACAAGGTATCTGTAACATGTCTTTGTCGATTGATGCTACAGTCGTGTTCTTACCAAGTCGGGTTGCTTCTATCGCTATAAGATCATCAGCTTCTTCTCCTTCGCTTACGATTGCATTATGCTTGTCTATCAGATACTGCCTTACAGTCGGCAAGTGTAAAGGTTTAGATGCATCCTTACGGTTGCCCTTGTACACATGTGACTTAGCTACATCATGCCTGAAGTTCCCCTTACCTGTGAGATACACTTTGTAATCATTAGGTGAAGGGAACACCAGAGTCTCCTGTAAGATGTATTGAATAAGCTCTTCTGCTTTTTCCTCTGCATCTTTAGGTAGCTTATCTTGAGTAGCAAAGGCTGCTCTGTAGGCTATGATGTCACCGTCGATCAGCACTTTGCCAAAGGTCATTAGAAGTCACCCCATACTACAGTACCATCGTCCTTCTCAAACCCTACTGATTTGACATAGGTAAACCCCATAGCGACAGCAAAGTCTGTGAACAGGTTAGCTAACTGATATACGTCTTCAACGTCCTCACGATAGATTGTGATGTTACCGCTGTAACCATCCTCTTCTACATCAGCTACTGCTTCTAAGTTTACGTTCATTAAGCTACCTCTGTCCAAGCACCGATGCTGCTAGTTTCTGCAGGTTCATAGGCTACATGATCTATAACACCAATAGCATTCATACGAACGCCTGAACCGTTAGAGTAAACATCAAAGATGACTTTAGCTTTTGTGCCATTACCTAACGGCCCATCATCCTCAAAGCTCCACCACCGTTTGTTATCTTCACCTTGTGTAAGGTCAACGACAGCAATAGGCCCACCGTAGTTTACCTCAACAGGCTTACCCTTGTTGTCGGTGAAAGTCTTGATGTTGTCAGCAACTGACCGTTTCATCTTCATGTATTTACCGATGCCAAATTCAGCTTCACCATCAGCAATACGTTGGCTTCCCATTGGACTTGGGTTTAAGCCCTCTGACAATAGCTTGTCGATGTCTTCTTCATTAGTGAAGTATGCGTTCATTACATACTGACCACCTTTTTCTGCAATCTGCTTTGCAATCGTATTCCCATTCGGGTCTCCCATGTCTGCATTCTCTGGGAATACTTTAGCATATTGTAAGACCATTTCCATTTCATATCGTGCCATATGACATTTCCTTTCGTCGAGTCTGGTAACTATATATATGTACTTTTTTCGCAGTTTGTAACACTAAAGTACAACTTTATTTTCTAATGGATGTCTGCATATGTTCTTCCGAACTGTGCATCTATCCCAAGTGGTACATTTAGTTGAATTTCTTCGTTTACTTGGTCGATTGCCATAGTCATAATGTTTTCTTCTTTATCTTCATCCCCCTCTTCTACTAGAGTTATAATTTCGTCATGGAACTGACCGATAGTCTTTAGTCCCATATCACGACACCCCTTAACCCAACTGTCGAAACAGAATACACCTGTACCCTGATTTAGTGTACTGAACCGATCCTTGTCAGACCGTAAGCTGTACCAGAATTTAGATACAGGGTTCTGTACCCAAGCAGAGCCAAAGAGTTCACGAACACGTAGACCTTCTGCCACCTTCTGTACTGACCAGTTACGTGACCAAAAGGCATCTAGCAGTGTCTGTGCCTCAGACTTACTCATACCTGTCTCACGAGCCAGTTTAGCGGCTCCTACACCATATGTAGCACTGTAGTTCACTACCTTGTAGTTCTTACGTAATGCCTTAAGGCTACGTTCCCCTGAATTATGCTTGTCGATGTCATCTTGTGTAACAATACCTGCGTGTTTAGCAAGGTCAAGGTGCGGGTCAAACCCATCCTTAGACATTTCAGCGACATAATCAGGATCAAGTGGTTTCATGTAGTGTCTCTTTGTCGTATCCTCTAACGATGTCATATCAGCACCGCACAGAGTGTAACCTTCAGGTGCAGTTAGACACCCTCTGATTTCTTTTCCGTAGGGTTTATCAACTGATGGCAAGTTGACCAATGGTCGGGCGTGACGAAAGCGTAGGGTGTTAGTGAACCCTGCAACAGTTGCTTGCACGTATCCATCGTTCTCTGTTTCGACCATTGATCTAAGAACTCCAATACGATGAGAAAGAACAGAGAGGCCATCAAGCAAACTAATAGCAGGTTCTTGTTCAACCAGTTCACGTACTGAGGGACAGAGTTCTCCGTCTTTCCGTACTTGTTCCAATTTCCGTTCATCACCAGTTACCTTATCCTTTAGGTATTTGAAGGTACGAGGTTTCCAGCCCAAAGAGAAAAGCCAATCTTTGACCTGCTCCACACTATTAGGATTTGCTCGTTCTTCTCCTGTTTTGACCACCATAGACAATGTAGAAATCGGTTGGTGTTCTTGCTTACATAACTGAACCCATTTTTCGCCGTGACTAGAAAGTGTACCGTCTTTTTTGTACATGACTTTCGGTTTTGTCTTGGTAGTAAATAGATTACGTTTTGGCATAGCATCAGCCAAGGCTTCTGTCTTTTCATGCTTTAGGTCTTCCCATTCCTGTAGATGAGCCTTAGCCTTGTCTACATCTAATTTCCACCGCAGGGTCTCTTGCTCTCTAGCGCAATCCATCTTGAACATCAGATAATCAATGAAGCGGTCTTTCTCTTCACTGTCCTGATACAGTTTATTCAACTTAAGGTCTAGATCACGATAAAGACGAGAGTTGATCTTAACGTCCTCATTGCAGCGGTGAGCATACTCTTCTGGTGTTAGAGTGTTCCAGTCCTTGATAACTGGTTTAGGCACTCCATAGTCCTCTCCGTAGCCCTCAAGCCCATGTCTCATACGATCATGATTAAGATACCACGACAAAGGTAGAGTGTCGATCAGACGAGCCTTAACCTCAATGCCTAACACTTTTTCCACTGCAGGGATGTCAAAGCGAATGATGTTGTGACCAATGAGGACAGGTGCTTCTGTGAAGAAGATACGCATAGCCTCATAGTCATGTGTATGATGCACATTTCCATCGTCACCCTTCCACGACAGCACATGTATCTTTGTCATCTGATCTAACAGACCGTCTGTTTCAATATCAAATACTGGCATCTACTTTAAACCCTTTCCTGATCGCCACAAGGAGCCTTTTAAGTACGTTAAGTACATATCAGGAGCAGCGGCTTCTTTTGCACCTTTATAGCTATCTTTGTAATGTCTACCTAAAGTTACATTACAACTTTTACATAACATACCCCTAAAACTACCTGTGTCATGATCATGATCAACTTGAAGAGTTTTATCTTCAGAACCACAGCACCAACAAGACTTCATATATGCTTTCTTAATATGCTCTGGTAATAATTTTATACCATCTTGGATTTGCCTTGTTTCCACCATTAATTTAGAGTGACAAGTTTTACAGCGTGTATCTAAAAATAAAGAACCCTTTGTATTATGTTTATTGTTAAAATATTCTAATGTTTTAGGGTACTTTACTTTACATACTGTACAAACTCTGTACTGATCTGAACTTTCCATTATATTACCTCTCGTAATGTGAACGTATCGTAGTTAAACCGCATCTTACCTGCTGATCCTTCTTCGGATGACGGACGGTTCTTCTCAATCTTGAGATACGTTGTGTTTCGTTCCTGTAGGTCTTCAGCTTCTTTGTCACGGTACAAGTCGATGATAACTGATGCACGTTGACCAATCATCTTACAATACTTGAAGTCACCGTTCTCGTTAGTGTGACCAATACTGACAATACCTACGTTTAATTCTGCTGCAAGTTTAGACAGGCGCACTGACAAGTCAGCCAACTGTTGTTCTTTGCTTTCCTCAGATGATCCAGAGATTACATCTTGGATAGGCTCAAAGAAGATAAACTTACAACCACATGCCTGACTAAAGAATCTGATCTGGTCAATCAAATCTTCAGCACTTGCACCATCACCCAAGAAGAACTGATAGAAGTTTTCATCCTTAGTGAGGTCTTTAATGGCTTCTACTACATCATCATTACGTTCCTTATCGTCGATCAAATCCCTACGTGTCAGATTATCGTTCAGGTGATACGACACAAGACCAAGTAAAGACCTTAGTTTGGTTTCTTCTAGATGCCATGCAGCAATCGGTATACCCTTCTGTAGCATGTTGTATTCTAGATACCGCATTAGTTCTGTCTTACCGATCCCTGTAGGTGCTTTGAACACTGTAAAGTGTCCCTGCATCAAACCAAGTATCTTGTCATCCAATGCCTGAATACCTGTCTCTACATAGATATGTTCTGGTGTATCGTGGTACAACGACAGAAACTGGTCTGCAGTGTTTAGGATATTCTCTGGCGTATACTTCTTAGCGTTCCACCATGCTGATTTAAACTCTGCTTGCGCCCCATTCTGTAGAAACTCGTTAGCATCCTTGTACTTGTCGTGTGGTACACGGTAGACCTTGTTGGGAAATAACTTAGCCATACGATCAGCAAGAGCATTACCTGCGTCATCTGTATCGACAGATAGGATGATCTTCTCAAACCCATCTAACCATTCCTTACAGTTCTCCCAGAGCTTCTTAGAGGGCGTAGCAGAGGGTAAAGAGACAACAGGGTTAGTGTAACTGCTCTTAAGCATTTGTGCTACTGACAGGGCATCTAGTTCGCCCTCTGTTACCGTTACCATCTTAGACGACCCAGATGTAAACAGGTTCATGCCGAACAGTTCATCACCTTTGAAACCATCTTTAGTGTAGAATGCTTTCTCATCAAGACGACGAACCTTAATTCCCCCACTGGGGTATACATATTCCTGACGATCAGGGAATGTCTTTACGCCATAGTCTTCCATTGTCGTAGCATTGATACCACGCATGGACTGATAACGACCTGAATCCACAGATTCTACCTTCTTAGGTGTAAAGTTAGTTACGTTCATACTATCCCATTCCTTATTTCCACTCGTGGGGTATCTGTCTTTTGCCCAAGAGAATAGTTGCTTTTTGTCCATTGGGTAGTTTCCACGACAAGCATGACAAAAGCCATTACCATCTTCGGGCCACCACTTAAATGCATCTGATGAACCACAACCTTCATATGGACATGGTAAATGCGAAGTCTTTTCCATACTTATGTTTCCTACTTATGTTATATACTAGTACAAGTTTAAGTAACTTGAGTAGTAACTTATGTTATAGGGACACTTACCTATAACGACTTTATGACCGTTTAGTAACATCACAAATTGTTACGGATTTTTTCGAGTGCTGCTTTTTCGTGTCGTGATACCCACATTTTGTTACGACCCATATGAATACCTACATCATCTTGTGTAAGGTCATCCCAGTATCTCATACGAATGATTTCCCACTCTTCTTGTGTTAAGTTACTGACAGCTACAGTTTGAACCCTAGCAAACCATTCTTTCTGTTCATACAGGTCTTCTGTCGATGGTGCCTGAGACATATATTCTTCATATTCGACAGTATCACCATAAAGTGCTTGCTGTAGTGCTGTAGCAGTCCAACCATCAACATCTGTGTCAGAGTTCATGGAATGTGATTTTCCACCTACAGGGACGTACACAGGGCTTCTACGGACATTGTAATAATCATGCATTTCTCTTTGTGCATGAGAATACAGCAGGTTCTTGTCGGTTTTACCTTCAGCGACCATTTCTAGCACTTTTACGACACCTTCAGACACTAGATCATCATACTCTTGTGGATCGTTATATTTCCTCGCTAGGGATCGACACATTTTCATAATATCATCGTTATTCATTCTTATTCCTCTCTCAGGCAGAACTCACAGAAATCTGTAGCTGCTATATTTCCACAGGAAACACATTTCTGTGGTTCATGTTCTGTAGTACCAAACTTATATTCTGTTAGTTCATCTTTCTCGTATCTTATATGATCCTCAATAAAGTCATAGACCAACTGCATATCCATGTTAGCTGCTGCACAGTATAATACTAACTTCAGCCCTTCCTCTGCCAGTAATCCACGACAGTGTGCATCCATGTGAAACTTGTATGTGGCACTACCGTCTTCGTGTTCTTCTACTGCCTCTACACCAAGTATTCCTGCATCATTCATTGGTTTTCTCCTTCACGCAAACTAATTGCATTTCCTCTTGTACCTGATCCTCGTATAATTCAAATGCATAAAAGCAATCATACATAGACTTGTACTTATCTATAATTTCCACTGACGGGGTGCCTTGGTAAACCCACACTAATACAAGAAACCAAGTCATTCTTCTTGGTCCATTAGTGCTGCCCATGATACAGGGTACAGCTTTAGCATTTCACCATAGATCACAGAGGCAACAATGCGTGTCTCTGCTTGTGTATCCTTAGCACAACGTAATTTACACATATCTGCCCATGCATCTAACGATCCAGACCAATACCATGAAGTCATCATGTTCTGTGGTAATATGGATCGTGCTTGTTCAGGTGCAACACCTTCCTTAATCATTAGATCATAAGTTGATAGGGCATTACGTATCGTAGCATGATACATCATTTCAGCTTCTTGGCTAATTTCCATCGGACCCCCTGAACCCTGCTTAGAGTTCTCAGGTTTCTCACGCCAGTATGGTTCATAGAACTCTGGTTCATACTTCACGTAACGACGACTAATCTCATTCCACCGTAGGAACTTATGCTTGACCAACTGTCGGGCGACAAACACTGGTGCATCCACACGGAAGGTAGCAAACCCATGCCCGAATGGGGACGTATGTTTATGCTTTGCTAGAAAGC